CAATACTTGTTCTGGTTTTAACTTTTGAAATGCATGCAATATTGTCGTTCCTGCATCAATATGTGCTTCGGTGGGTTCTTCTTTTGATTTTGTTGTAGAATGTCCTTCCGGTTCTTCTTTGGTATTGTCTGCTTTTGTTGGATTTTCATATCCTTCGCGCAGAGAGTACCCCGAAATAAGAATTACTACAATCGTTGTTACAATTCCGATCACCGCCGAAATGCTCAATGGCATACGAATTCCGTATCCGAGAACACTCGTAATCAAAAGCAACCAAACTGCAACGTATCCTAACCGACGTTGCACAAGAAATACAACTGAAACTAAAATTAAAACAAGAGCAACAAGAGTGTCAACATTACTCTTCTTCACCATTATAGTATATTTCTATTTTTTAAACTGGGGTTGTATACGAAGGTGCAGGAACTGTATCTGCCGTTCCAGCAACGCCTTCCCCTGTAAATGTATATCCTGCTCTTGGTTGTTGAAGAGCACTCATTCCGCCTATCCGACGCGTCTTACGCCTTCTGCGACGTCCTCCCGCGAGTGTATTATTGCCTCCGCGGTTCGGCATTCCACAGTCACTGCCCGCTACGTTATTCCACATAGGAGATCCAGCATTTGCTCCTCCGGCATCTGATAATATTGAACCGCCGAACCCATATCCACGACCGCGCTGACTTCGTCGGCGTCGTCGACTTTGCACGCCTCGCTTGTGAGTTCGTTTATTGTGTCGGACCATTTGTATTCTGGTGAGATATTTCCACGGGCGACCACGTGTTGTCTTCGTTTTGTATGCATTTTAGTTTAAACGTTTTACCCAGCGTTCTCAAGTATCTTGATAACTCCAATGTACGCACACGAAGGTACCCTCCATTTGACAATCGATATACGTCAGGAATATCCGTAGACGTTATCTCGTATACGTCGTTTTCATCTTCCTCTGCAATTTCAACAAAAATACCATGTTCACCCGGGCAATCTGTATAATATTCATAACCGCGAATGGAAGTTGCATTTGTTCGTAAGATTATTTCGTGCGACTCAAACTCTCGGCAGGGTATGTACAAGTTCGCGTGTACGTATTCCAGTAATTCCTGCCGCTGTTTAAAATTTGTATAAGTGAATAGCACAGATGCATTCCACATCCATATATCCGCAAGGTATATGGATGAAGAAGTATACTCAACACGAAGAATGGAATCCTCATAACAACGTTCGTCAAGTACGCATCGTACCTTGGTAATTTTTGGAGTTCGGTGTTGCTGAACTAAAAGAGCAATTGGTTCTCCAACCTCGTCTCTCGTTAGACACAACCACCCGGGCGTATGATTTGTCTGCGGGACTTTTACTTTAAAATCACTTACTCTGCCTCGTTTCGATAGGCGGAGGGAGCTGTCCCATCGGTAAAGATCCTGAAGTCGTTGCAGGAGGCGGTGGTTCATACGTGGGTACTTGTACTGTTTGTGCGGGTTCTTTGTAAGTTGGTTGAGTCTGTACTGGCGGCGGTTGTTGTACATAGACTATTTTCGGTTTTGGAGGTTGTATAACCCTCGACACCCAAAACACTCCCAAATGCAATAAAATGATGACCAACAAGGTCGCAAAAGCAAGATATATAATATCTCCAATCTCCATTTATTTAAGAAAAATAAATATCCAAGCAATATTTAAACATGGCGTCAGAAACAGATGTTGCGATGCTAATTAAAAATGTATTATCAGACCAAGTCGATTTTACTGATATGAGCAGCGTGTTACGATATGCATTACGACTCGCATCAGAAGTTGAACATATGTTTACTCACTTAAAGGGCGGACAAAAGACAGACCTTGTGTTGCGTGCCCTTCGAGAAGTCGTTCAAACATCTTCTCTTCCGACGGAGTCAAAAAATTCTCTTTTGACATGGGTAGATTCTGTTCTCCCGCATGCATTGACTGCTGCAGTTTCGGTGTCAAAGGGCGAGTTTCAACTTCAACAGGTTGCAACAAAATGCTGTCTCTCTCTTCTACGTACTTGACAAAAAGTTCATCATTTTCAGAATACATGTGGTCGCCATATATTTTAACATGAACATCTTCCAAATAATCTACTCGGGATAAGTGATTCGGGTATGGAACCTCTTTTCGCTCAATATACTCCCCAGCAGGAAAAAACACATAACATTTTTGTATATGCGGGTTTACACATCTAAATCCACTCCAAATAAAACTCGTTTTGTATTCGTTAATCGGTTTCGGCAAGGCATATGGATAATTTTTTACAAGGTATCGGCGGAAGAGCATTGCGTGTTACTTCTATAACGGGCTGTAGGGGTAAATTCTTTAGTTTGAAATAGATTCTCATACATATTGTGGCATCATTCATTGCATTATGAAGCATCATGTCCGGTTCTTTTCCAAACAAATGACTATACAACACGGACAATTTTGGACATCTGTATTTTTCTCGACCGATACCGGGCAGTTTTGTAACTGCTCGCCCTGCTTCCATTGTGCAAAAGGTATTCTTGAATATGTTAGAAACGTCTATATCCAGTTTCCATTTCAGCGCATTTATAATGACATTTTTATCAAAGTTCATATTGTGCGCCACAATTTGAATATCGCTGTGTTTTCGAATGATCGGTATGAATAAATCTTCGATAACATATCGTAAATGTAACCCATTTGCGAGTGCAACTGAATTTGTAATTCCATGAATTTGTACAGAGTCTGCTGGAATACTCCATTCTTCTGGTTTTATGATGCTATAAAAACTCGTTACAACAGTGCCATCTTGAGTGGTTAAAATCCACGCGATTGACACAATATCCGGCCAGACACCTGCTTCTACGTCTGCATCTTGTCGTTTTAAAGGCAATCCTGTCGTTTCGGTATCAATAAAGAGATACATGTCTGCTTATTGGTTCCGATATATTGCGGTATTCATCCGTTTTAGTAAATACATCTTACACATACATGAGCGCCAACGTCACTCCAAAAAACACAAATGCATGCAGAAGAAGTCCAAACCCAGTTGGATTCCCTCGATGTGCTACTTTCCAATTTGAATACGGACCGGTTACGGCGGAGACAAGTCCATCCATGACCGAATATGTGATTGGATTTGCCAAAACATAAAAGAGAAGACCTTGAAATGCCGAAATCTGTGCCTTTTCTGTGAATCCAAGCGCCATTTGTATTATCTAGTTGTAAAGGTATTTTTTGTGTTTTCAATTGTATGAATAAAATCTGGAATTTTTTGTAACATCATTCCGATTTCAAGTTCATTTCTTTTTGGTGCTTCATGCGTATCTATGTGTTCGGTTATGAACATTATCGCAGTAATCAAGAATGTCTGGCGTTCTTTTGCTTTTCCAGGTTCCCATCGAAGACAATATAATTTGAAAAGGGATTCAATATGAATATTCGAATGCCTGTTTATAACATCCCAAAATAACCATACTATATTGCGAGAATATTTGGGATCTACATACGGATTTCTACGCTCTCCACACGTGCTTGTTGTCTTTGTTGTTTTCTTTTGATGAGACGCGTATTTCAATATCCATGCCGCCCAATACAGAGACCGCAGTGTGTCCTTGGTTTGAATCGCCCAACAAAATTCATTGAATGGAATTGTGAGTTCGTATGGGTCGTCAGACTTTAAAAACGAAGAACCTAGATTTTGTGAAGCGGCACGTAGATTTTCTTGAATCGTTGTGGGTTGAAAATCGTGTTCTGGTTTTATTTTTGGAAGAGTAATTGTCTTTTGTTTTTTTGCAGTTGAAAGTGCAGTTGCAGTTTCTACAATAATATTCCGCGCGTCTTCGCGATTTCGTATTTCTGTAATGTATATTACGGGAAACCCCTGTTCAATTGTGGAAAATCGTTCATATTGTGTAATTAAATACGGAAACATGTTTGGACACGCACGGTGAATGTAGAGAGATGCACTTTCAAAAAACACAGACCATAGAGAATGAACCAGACCCGAACAAAGAAGTTCAAGAGACCAATAACATGCGTAATCGGCATGACCCAGTTGTATACTTTCTTGTAGCG